GTCCACGGCGACGCCCGCCAGGTCGAGCCGCCGGCCGACATCGGCTGTCTGGTCTTCGACCCTCCGTGGGACGACGCCGAGCTCCTCGCCTGGACGCCTCCACCAGCCGACAACGTGCTGGCCTTCACCGACGGGCGACGGTTCGGGCAGACGGTCGAGAAGTTTGGCCCTCCGACCTGGGTGTTCGTGTGGGACACGATGAACCAGTGGCAATCGGGACCACGCCGACCGCTCCAGCAGACGAAATTCTGCCTCTGGTACGGGGAGCTCGACACCTACGAGCGCGACGCGCAGTTGTGGGGCGAGCCGCCGATCACCAGGGACAACCCGACGACCAAGCAGACCCCGCTCGCCGGCCGGCGCCTGATTGACCTGTGGCGCGAGTCGATACGCTGGCTCCACCATCCGGAGCCCGCGAACGGCACGGCCGGCCCTGAGCGATTCGGGAAGCGCCAGGGCGATCCGGTCTACCGCCATGCCAAGCCTGTCGGCTGGCTCCGGTGCCTCGTCGGGAACTGCTCGAAGGGGCTGATTTACGACCCGTTTATGGGGAGTGGCGCGAGCCTGGTGGCGGCGAAGCAACTAAATCGGCCGGCGGTCGGTGTCGACGTCGACCTGGCCTGTTGCGAGGAGGTCAAGCGGCGCATCGTCGGGCCGCTCTTTGCCGAGGTGTCGGCATGATGCTGGTCGACGCGACGCTCCAGGTCCAGGTCGAGGCCGAGCTCGCGGCCGAGGTCGGGAAGTGCTACGCCGACCCGCTCCGGTTCGTCGAGACGATGTATCCCTGGGGCCAGCCGGGGGCGCTCGCCCACTTCGACGGGCCGGACACCTGGCAGCGCGAGTTCCTCGAGCGACTCGGCCACCACGTTCGACAGCGGGGGTTCGACGGCCATACGGCGGTCGCGCCGATTCGGATGGCGGCGGCGAGTGGTCACGGGATCGGCAAATCAACGATGTGCGCCTGGCTGGTCGACTGGATCATGGCGACCCGGGCCGACAGCCAGGGCACCGTCACGGCCAACACCTTCACACAGCTGCAAATGAAGACCTGGGCGGCGATTCGGAGCTGGACGAAGCTGTGCCTTGTCGGCGACTGGTTCACGGTGACATCAACCCTGATGTATGCCCCGCAGGACAAGCAAAAATGGTTCTGCGGGCCGCAGTCCTGCCGCGAGGAGAACAGCGAGGCGTTCGCCGGCCAACACGCCATCACGGCCACCTCGTTCTACCTGTTCGACGAGAGCTCGGCCGTGCCGGACAAAATCTTCGAAGTCGCCGAAGGGGGCCTGACCGACGGCCATCCGATGATCTTCCTGTTCGGGAACGCGACCAGGTCGGCCGGCAAGTTCTACCGGGCCTGTTTCGGGTCCGAGCGTAATCGGTGGGATACGGTCACGGTCGACAGCCGCGACAGCCAGTTTACGAACAAGGCGCAGATCGCCGAGTGGGCCAAGGACTACGGCGAGGACTCCGACTTCTTCCGGGTGCGGGTCAGAGGCTTGCCACCAAACGCGAGCGACCTGCAATACATCAGTTCCGCCCTGGTGGCCGACGCCCAAGGCCGCGAGCTCGTCACGCTGACCGATGACGTTCTGGTCGCCGGCCTCGATGTCGCCAGGGGTGGCGGCGACTTGAGCATCATCCGGTTCCGTCGCGGGGCCGATGCGCGGTCGATGAAGCCGATTCGACTCGACAGCCGGGATACGACTGACCTGGTCACGACGGCCGCGCGGGTCCTGGACGAGCTCCACGACGGGCGCAAGGTGCAGACGATGTTCATCGACGGGACGGGCATCGGCGGGCCGATTGTCGACCGACTGCGCCAGTTGGGCCACCGGAACGCGGTCGAGGTCCAATTCGGCGGGGAACCGCCCGACCGGAAATACCGGAACATGCGGTCGTATATGTGGGGCCGCTGCCGGGACTGGCTCAAGCACGGCTGCATCGACCGGTCTGAGCGCCTCGAGCTCGACCTGACCGGGCCTGGCTACACACACGACAAGCAAGACCGCATCGTGTTGGAGCCCAAGGAGAAGATGAAGGCCAGGGGCGTCGACTCGCCGGATGACGGTGACGCCCTGGCGCTGACGTTCGCGGCGTCGGTCGGGCCTCCTAGGCCGCTGGCCGAGTCGTACACCTCGCCGAGCGCCTGGAACTGACGATGAAAATGACCCTAGCCGTCGAGCGGCCGGATGGAAGCGGGACGTTCGCCGACGCCGATCTGACCGACGACGAGCTCCGGATCCGGTCGACCGACGAGCTCCTGGAGCTCTACTGCCGCCCGGCCATCGAGGCGCTACGCCTGGCCGAGACGGAGCGACTCGACCAGGTGCTCGGGCCGATGGAGACGAAGCATTGAGCAAGAAGAAGCGACCGAAGCCGAGGCCGAAACCGAAGCCAGGGGGTAGCTATTGAAGGTCGGATTAACGCTCCCCGACGTCATGGCGGCGGATACGAACCTCTGGTCGAGACGGCCCGCGCCGCCGAGGGTGAACCGGGCGACGCCGGCCGGTCAGGTCCTTCGCGTGTCGACACCGCGGGCTCATTCGAAGTATGAGGCGCACGACGGGAAGACCGCCAGGGCGCGGAGGTTACGCCAGGTGCGACGCGGGGCGCTCAAGGGGCCTGTGGTATCCGAGGGGGCGCGGTATGGCGCTCACGGGCTGGTGAAGCCGTGAGCCTCCCCGACAAGGTCCGTAGCTGGCTGATGCTCGTCGCCCTGGTCGTCGGGGGCCTGGTCGCGGCGGTCAAGGTCGTGCTGTGGGCCGACGAGCTCCTGGAGGCCATCGAGGCCAACACGGCGGCGACGATGACGAACACCGGAGCGATCATGGACCACCATCCGGAGTTCCGGCCCGATGGCGTCATGGGCGTCGACAAGGCCGAGGAAGGCGAGACACCATGAGGACGATTCTGATTGCGGCCTTGGTGGTGTTGTCGTCGGTCGTCCTGAGTGGACAGTCCTACAGCTACACCGTCCAGAACAACTCCAGCCACACGATCCGCGAGCTCTACATGTCGCCGTCGTCGGATAGCTCCTGGGGTCGTGACCGTCTGGGTCGGTCGATGCTGGAACCGGGCCAGCGCCATACCGTTCGGGGGCTTTCCTACGGGCGGTGGGACTTGAAGCTGGTCGACACCAACTACGACGAGTGCATCGTCAACCGGATGCTGATTGACCGGAGCCGTACCGAGGGCTTCGACTCGGCCTGGCTTCTGCGGTGCGAGGGATACTGAATGCCGAATGACGAACAGCTCCTCATTGAGATCCGCGAACGCTTCGACTACGACCTGGCAGCTTGGGAGAAGATCCGGAAGGAGGCCGCGACCGATATGCGTCATGTTGCCGGCGATCCGTGGCTTCCGAAGGACCGAGACGCGCGGAAGGATGCGGGCCGGCCGTGCCTGTCGATGGACGAGCTCAGCCAATATTTCAACGCGACGATCAACGACATTCGGGCCAACCCACGGGGCGTGAAGTTCAGCGCCGTCGGCGAGGGCGCGAACGACGAGACGGCCGAGTTCTACGGGAACAAGATGCGCGAGATTGAGTATCGGTCGAACGCGCAGATCGCCTATACCGGGGCCTTCGAGAACGGCGTCCAGCGGTCGTACGGCTGGTGTCGCGTTGGGACCGAGTACGTCTCGCCGACGTCGTTGGACCAGGACATCGTCATCCTCGACATCCCGAACCCCGACATGGTGCTGCCTGACGGTGACGCCCAACGGCCGGATTCGTCGGACATGACGCATTGTTTCGTCCACGAAACGTGGCGTCACAACGAATTCAAGAGACAGTTTCCAAAGGCGACGATGACCGACTTCTCGCAGATGATGGAGGTCGCGCCGAAGTTCATCAAGGCCGAGGATCTCATCCTGGCCGAGTACTGGACGAAGGAGACGACCGACGACGTCGTGCTCCAGTTCCAGAGTCGGTCGATGCTGGAGTCTGAATTCAACGAGAACTGGCAGAATAGCGGGCTCGGCGAGCCCCTCTCGCAGCGTCCGACCGAAGTCCCGCGGGTCAAGACGTATCTGACCAACGGGGTCGAGATTCTGGAGCGCACCGACTGGCCGGGCAAGCATATCCCGTTCGTGTCGTGCTTTGGGAAGGTCATCTACGTCGACACAGACGCCGGCTCCGAGCGCCAAATCCTGTCGATGACGCGCCTCGCCCGCGACCCGTACATGCTCTACTGCTACTACCGCACCGCCCAGGCCGAGCTCGTCGGCATGACGCCGAAGACGCCCTACATCGGCTACAAAGGCCAGTTCCGGACCAACGCGAAGGAATGGGCGGAAGTCCTTACGCAGCCCAAGGCGTTTCTTGAGGCCGAGCCCTACGCCGAAGACTCCGGGACCGGGCAAGTCCTCCCGCTCCCGCAGCGCCAGGCGTTCGACCCACCCATCGAGCGCCTAGAGGTCGGCGCCGAAGCGGCCAGGCGGGCGATTATGTCCGCGATGGGAACGTCGATGCTCCCGTCATCGGCGCAGCGGAGGAACGAGAAGTCGGGGATTGCGCTCCAGGAAATCAAGGAGTCGGCGCAGTTGGGTGCGTACCACTTCGTCGACCATTTCGACCATATGGTGCGCCAGGTCGGCGTCATCTGCGAAGATCTGATCGACAAGGTCTACGACACAGCCCGCGAGGTCGGCGTCCTCTCAGCCGACGACGAAGCAAGCATCGTGCGGATCAACGACGACCAGATGGAACCGACGGAGGCCCAACCGAAGCCGATCTCAACCAAAGGCACCCACCGCGTCACGATTTCCACCGGGCCGACAAGCGATAGCCAGCGCGAGGAGGTGTCGAGGTTCGTCGACACCCTGGCCGGCAGCAAGGACGCCGAAATGGTCCGCGTCATCATGCCGATGCTGGTCAAGATGAAGAATCTCGGCCCGCTCGGCGACAAGCTGGCCGAGCTCTTGAAGTTCCTCCAGCCGCCGGAAGTCCGCGAGGTCGACCAGGGCGAGCAGCCCGATCCGCGCGAGCTCATGGCGAAATTACAGGAGGCCGACCAGATGCTCCAGGCCGCGAAGGCCGAGATTGACGAGCTCCGACAGGCCGAGGCTACCGACCAGGTCAAGGAACAGGCGAAGACGGAGCGCGACGTGGCGCTGGCCGAGATCGAGGGCAAGCTCGAGGAGTTCATTACGACGCTCAAGGGCGACCAGGCCGAGCGGTTGGCGCAGATCAAGGGCGAGCTCGCCATCGAGCTCCAGCAGGTCAAGGGCTCGCAGGACATGGCCGAGCAGGACGACCAGCAAAAGCATGAAGTGGCGATGGCGGCGGCCGAGGGCGACCAGGCCCGCCAGGCTGAGGACCGCGCCGACGACCGGGCGGTGCGGGATACCGCCGTCGGGCTCGGGGAAGACGAAGCCGTGCGCGGCGATGCCGCGAGAGAGGCCGAGAAGGCCCGACGGTTCCAGGCCGGCGAATCGAAGGCCGACCGGGCGCAGAGGTACGCAGAGGTACGCAGAGGTACGCAGAAACCGCAACCCGACGGGACAGGAACGCCATGAGCAGCCTTTCTGACCACGGGCTCCGGACGGAGGACGAGGGCCGCGCCCAGGCGCAGAAGGAGGCTGACGAGCTCGGCTATCCGATTCAGCTATGGCACAACGCCGCCCGCGTAACCGGAGTGACGCCGCACGGGACGTATCTAACCCGCGATCCAGGCTGGCCGAGGCCGAAGAACCCGGAATGGAAACTGCTACGCACGATCAATCCGTCGGCGAAGTAGCGGAGGCCAAGCCGCTCGCGTCCTGCACCTTCAAGCTCCCGGCCGAGCTCTACGACCAGGTTTGCCGGCGAGCCCTCGCCGAAGACCGGAGCGTGGCCTACGTCGTGCGCCAGGCGCTCAAACGGATGTTCAACCCTCCACACACGGCCGGCCGTCGTCGGTAAGCACGGATAAGCACCGGAACCTATAGCGGCCCGCTCGGCCGACGCAGCGCCCATCATGCCCTCTGATGACATCACCAGAGGGATCGGACGTCGGTATGGAAGACTCGGCACCTTCAAATCCCCTCGCAGACCTATCCGTCGAGGATAGGGAGCACTACGAGCTCACGGGCGACATGCCCGGCGAGCAGACCGCCACACTCAAATCCGCAGGAAAGCCGGAACAGACGGCCTCGGCCCCGTCTACGCCTGATGACCAGGCCGCGCCTACCGGGCGCGTGAAGCCGCCCGCCTCGGAGCCGGGCAAACCCGACGCAGCCGGATACGAGGCTCGCCGTACGCAATTAACCGGGAATATCAAAGACCTGGTTGCCGAACGCGCGAGACTCGAAGCTGGTAACGCGAGGTTGAGATCGCAGCAGCAGCCCCCAGGTGAGGAGCCGACGAAACCGGGCGTTTCACCCGCTTCGTCCACGGCGTCGGACTCGACCGACCTGGAACCGAAGGAAGACGACTTCGACGACTACGGGAAGTACATCGACGCGCGAGCTCGATGGGCGCAGCGAGACGAGGCGCGGAAGATCTCCGCCCAGGCTGAGGTGAGAGCCTCATACCAGGCGGCGGTCGACGCGCACGAACGCGATTTTAAGGACATGGCCGACAGCGCGAAAGCTCGCGTCGAAGCGGCCGAAGCGGTCGACCCGGAGTTTGAAAGCAAGGTCGACCAGCAACTCCTCGAGATCGAAGCCGCTAGCGCCCTCCCCGCCAACAAGGTCGGCCCGCATAACGTCATCGTTGACGAAATGCTCCGATCCGAGGCGACCGCCGAGCTCCTGGTGCACTTCTCCAATGGCGACGAAGGACTCGAAGACTTCCATCGACTGTGTGCGCTCGGCCCCGCGTCCATGCATCGGGAATTCGGTCGGTTAGAGGAGCGACTCCTGGCCGCGCGGCCAGGCGCTTTGATGCCGGCGCCCCCGAAAACTGTCACCGATGCCCCGACGCCTCCGCGTCGACTCGGCCGCCGGGCGGTCCCGGAAGCCGACGCCGAACGGTCGGCCGTGGCGAGTGGTGACATTGCCGGCTTTATGAAAGCGGCGAACGACCGCGAGATAGCTGGCGCGTAAAGGCGAGACATGGCCGTATCCAATACCTTCAAATTCGTCGATTGGCTGACGATGGAGAGTCTTCGGATTCTCAAGAACAAGCTCCACGTTGCACAGTTTATGAACACCAGTTGCAACAAGGAGTACACCAAGACCTTCGCGGTCGGCGAAACGGTGCGGGTCAAGTTGCCGCAGCGGTACACCATCCGTGACGGGCTGACCTATTCGCCCCAGGCGCTCAACCGTTTAAACACCACCGTCAAGGTCGACCAGGTGTTCGGGATTGACTTCGAGTGGGACTCGGTCGAGCGGGCGCTCAAGATGGAGCGCAGGGACTTCGTGAAACGCGAGTACATCGACCCCGCGATGGCGCAGATCGCCTCCGAGATCGACTCACGAGCCGCGCTGTGGGCCTACCAGAACACGAACAACATCGTCGGCGTCCTCGGGACCGACCCGACGGCGTTTACGACCGTCAACCAGGCCCGCGCTCGCATGGTGGAGCTGGCCTGTCCTCCGGGAGGCAAGCGGGGCCTCATCATCCCGCCGGCCATCAATGTCTCGATGGCGAACGCGGCCGTCGGCTACTTCCAGCCGGCCTCGTCGATTGCCAAGCAGTACAAAGAGGGCTCCATCGGTAGGGCGCAGGGCTACGACTGGTACGAGTCGATGTCGCTGTATTCGCATACCGCCGGCACGTGGTCGGGCGCGGTGACGGTGCGGGGCGCGAGCCAGGATGGCTCCAGCCTCAACATCACCTGCACCAGCGGCGACACCTTCCTCAAGGGCGACGTTTTCTCGATTGCGTCCTGTCTGCCGGTAAATCCGATGACCAGGCGGAAGTCGAGCACTACGACCAAGCAGTTCGTCGTGACCGAGGCGCTGACCGCGACCTCGACCACCGAGACGCTCCAGATTTCGCCGGCCATCTTCGGGCCGGGGAGCCAGTATCAGAACGTCGACTCGTTGCCTGGCAACGCGGCGGCGCTGACGCTGTTCCCTGGCACGACGTCGCCGAACGGGCTGGAGGGGATCAACGGCCTGGCGATTCACTCCGACGCCTTTGCGATGGTCGGGGTCGACCTGGAGAAGCCGGACAAAGCCGAGCTTTCGTCTCGGATGCGTGACCCGGAGACGGGCATCTCCATCCGGTTCGTCAGAATGTTCGACCCGAAGGAATCGAAGATGGTCAATCGCTTCGATGTCCTGATGGGCTTCGGCAACCTGTATCCTGACAACTGCGCGGTGCGGTTGCTGGCGGCGTAATCACCCTGCGGGTGCGGGGCGGCAATTCCGCCGCTCCTCACTCGACGACGACTCTCGACCTGGAGACTATTAGATGACCCGCAAAAGCTACTTTCCGGTTGTGGCGTCGATCCTGATTCTGCTGTGGGCAGTCCCAGGACAGGCGCAGACGGTTCTGAATTCGACCACGCTGTCGGCAGCGGTGGCGACCACTTCTCAGCGGTCGTTCCAGCTTGCCTCGGCGTCCAACATCACGGCCAACACGCATCGACTCCTGATCGGAGTCGAAATGCTCGTCGTGACGTCGGTCAACACCACGACCAATATCGTCCAGGTGTCGCGCACCGGCACCGCGACGACGCATGGGGTCGGCGACACCGTCCTCATCGTGCCGAGCGGCGCCTCGGTCGGCCGTGACCTGTCGGGCACCTGTACCGTGTCCGCGACGTATCGGCCGACGGTCAACACCAATACCGGCCGTCTGTTCGACTGTGCGGCGGGCTACTGGCAGGAACGCCCCTCGACGGCCTACACGGTCTATCGCCAGGAGTTCGACGGCCCGTGCTTCGCGTCCGAGCTCGCGGACGGCACGGTCGAGCTCGTCACTGATGGAGCCGAGAACCGGGCGATTTGTCCGGGTGGCCCTCCCAATGTGTTCACCTACCGCCTGGACGGCGCACAGACGACGCCGTTCCTCTCAAAAGGCGGCACCCTCGACATTGACGGGAGCGGGACGGATAACGAAGGGGTCGAGATTACGGCTCAAGACATCGCCGTCAGCGTCTCGGGATGGGTAGAGACAGGCACATCGCCCGCAGCCTATACGCGAGCCAGCATCACCATCGCGTCGATCAGCGGGACCGACAACGTCTACTTCGGCTGGAAGCTGGCCGCAGCGGCCGTCGATGACCAGGTGCCAGAGACGATCAATACGGGCGCCTTCTACACCATCAACAGCACGGCCGGCAACCTGGAGATCCAGACGGCCGACGACGGCACTGACGCGGACGACGAGGACGACCAGGTCGGGAATTGGGCCGATGGGGAGACGCATGTCCTCGAGGTGCGCGTGTCGACGAGCGGGGTCTTTACCTTCTACATCGACGGCCTAGAGTCGACCATCACGACCGCGACGGGTGCGGCGGCGGCGGGCGACCTCCTGGTCCCGGTGCTGGCGATGCTGCAAGAGAGCGACGCCGACACCGAGCTCAACGTCAATTGGTGGGAGATCGGCTTCTTGAACGACACCAGCGAGTTCTAGGCGTCCTGGCGGCGCGGTAGGGAGAGACGTCTATGCGGAAATTCCTATGACGCCTTCGAGATGCGGGTCGCGTTCGCGGAGCCGACGGTCTTTCTCACCGGGCAGGTATCGTAACTAGGAGCATCGACCTTTCGCGGGAACTGCCAGGGGGTCGGCGACGAGTGCCGGCCCTTTGGCGCATCAGCAGGAGCATCGACAGTCATGAGCACAGCACCCATCGACGAGCTCATCAACGACACGGACGCGCACAAGACCAGGACCGACCGCCCGTACGCCGAGTATCCGCGCCACATGCATTCGGCCGGCGGCGGGACACGGATCGTCAACAGCGACGAGGAGCGCGAACAGGCGCTTGATGTCGGCTACACGCTCCAGCCAGGCGGGGAGCCGAGAAAGAAGAAGCCCGCGCCAGCCGCCGAGGCCGCGCTAGAGAAGCCGAAAAGGGCCAAGGCTAAGGGCGCAGCCACCAAAGAATAGCCGTCACGCGGGGCCTGGTCGGTCGGAGTGTGTGGTCTGAGACGAGAAGATGCCTTCTGTAACCGTCCCGACGCTGATCAAGAACGCGCTCGTCAAGATCAACGTCGCCGACCCGACGGAGACGCTGGACGCGGAGGACTCGGCCGAGGCGCTCAGTATCCTCAACCGGCTGATTGACGGGTGGAACGCCGAGCGTCAGACGGTGTTCCAGATGGAGCACAAGGAGTACACGCTCACGGCCGACCTGGACCCGCACACCATTGGGTCCAACTCCGCGACCTTCTCGCGCGACCCGAGGCCCGTGTCCATCGAGGGCGCCAACCTTATCCTGAACAACGTCACGCCGAACATCTACATCCCGCTCAACATGCGGGATGAAGACTGGTGGCTCTCGCAGTCGGTGAAGGCGCTCGATAGCGACGTCCCAACCGACCTGTATTACGAGCCGTCCTGGCCGAATGGGAAGCTCCACCTGTGGCCGACGCCTGAGACGGCGTACGGCCTGGAGCTCCTCACGCGGGTGCTCCTGACGGGGGCGCTGACGACGAGCTCGAGCATTGACCTCCCGCCGGGCTACGAGGACGCCATCACGAACACGCTGGCCGAGCGGTGCGGGCCGTCGTTCCACGCGCCCGTCTCGGCCGAGCTCAAGCTGGAGGCTCGTCAGGCGCGTCGGCGCGTCTTCGTCAACAACCAGAAAGCGCCCAACATCTCGACGGCCGATTACGGTCTGCCCGGTCGGCGCGGAGCGTTCAACTACCTCACCGGAGGATTGTCCTAGCCATGAGTCTAAATCCAGCCCCCTACAACCACGGCGAAGCCATCACGCCGAGCGATACGGCCAACTTTCCGGCCGGCCTGTGCGATGCCATCCAGGTCGGGGTCGGAGGGATCGTCGTCGTCGTCTTCCAGAACAGCACCAAGGTGTCGATCACGGCGGTCGCGGGCGACATCTTGCCTGTGAAGGCAAAGCGGGTCGACTCGACGACCACGACCGCGACCACGATGGTCGCGCTCTACTGGAAGTAAGATGCCCGCCTTCCCTGGCTTCATCGGCGGGTCGTATCGGTCGCAGAGTCCGATTGTGGACCAGGAGCGCCTGGTCAACTGGTACGTCGAAGACCAGGGAAGCGAGGGCGCGACGGCCCGGCGCGTGTTCTACCCGACGCCTGGCGTCGAGTCGTTCGCCACGCCAAGTTCGCCCGACGCCGGCCGCGCGAACTTCTCCGACCTGGAGACGTCGCTCGGCCGCGCCTTCTGTGTCATCGGCAACACCTTCTACGAGTACGACTCGGACGGGATACTGACCAGCCGGGGAACCGTGGCGGTCGACGCCAACCCGGCGACCATCTGCACCAACGGGTCGGCGACGGGGGAGATTTTCATTACCTCGGGCGACAAGGGCTACATCTTCACACTTTCGACGAACGCCTTTGCGACGGTCCTGTCGAGCGGGGCGACGATGGGCGCGATGCTGTACGGCTACTTCCTCGCGTTTGACTTCGACGGCCAGCAGTTCGTGATTTCCGACCTGTTCGACGGGTTGACCTGGGACGCCACGCAGTTCGCCGCGAGAACAATCGGATCGGACCCCTGGCAAACGATGCACACGACACCGTACGGCTACATCCTCTTGGCCGGCACGAAGTCGTCGGAGTTTTGGTACAACAGCGGGGCCTTTCCGTTCCCGTTCGCCGTCGACCCCTCGGGGTTTGTCAGCAAGGGCGCCGCGTCGCATTTTGGAGTCGTCCAGGTCGCCGAGGCGAGCGCCTGGCTCGCGCGATTGCCGGGCGGCGGCTACGAAGTGGTCGAAGCGACCGGCTTCTCGCCGCGAACCATCAGCACCCGCGCCCTGGAGCATCGGATCAACCAGTACGATGCCGTCGATGACTGCATCGCCAGCACCTACAGCGAGGAGGGCCATGTCTTCCTCATCCTGACGTTTCCGACGGCCGGGATCAGCCATGTCTACGACCGGACGACCCGGCTATGGCACGACCGAGGCACCTGGATCAGTTCGACCGCGTCGTTCACCTTCTGGCAACCCGTCTTCCATGCGTTCGCCTTCGAGAAGCATCTGTTTCTCGACCGATCCTCCGGGACGATGTACCACGCTTCCAACGCCTTCACGCTGGATGTGGACAGCCGCCCGTTGCGACGGGTGCGGCGGTCGCCGGCCATCACGGACGACCGTCAGTGGGTGTTCCACAACAAGTTCGAGCTCCTCCTGGAGACGGGGGTCGCCAGCTCGACCGGACAGGGCTCCGACCCGCTGGTGATGATGCGGAAGTCGGACAATGGCGGGAAGACGTTTGGCACCGAGCGGACCAAGAGCGCCGGGAAGATTGGCGAGTACGAGGCCGCAGTCCGATGGCGACGGCTCTCGCGCTCCAAGAACCGGGTCTATGAGATTTCCGTCTCGGACCCGATCCCGTGGCGGATCATCGAGGCAAATCTCGACATCCATAGGTCGACTCATGCGGCGGCATAATGCCCTTCATTCGCCCACCAGCCCCGTACCGCGAGCAGATCATCGATTCCGCGGAGGACACCGAGGAGCCGGGGATTGTCAAGCCGCGCTGGCTGACCTGGTTCCGGGATATTCGCGCGGACGTCGATGCCTCGCCGATTCTCCAGGCGAGCTCGGTCGGGTTGTCGAATCAGAAAGCGTCGATCAGCGCCACGCAGATCACGACGGAGCCGCTCCAGGCCGGGCTCTATCGGGTGTCGTGCGTCACGCGGATCACCGTCGCCGACGGGGTATCGAGCTCGGTGGTCGTGACGATTGCCTGGACGTCGGGGGCCATCAGCCTGAGCCTGGCGGGGGGCGACAACAACGGAGACGCGACCAGTTCCGTGCAACTGGACGCCTGGCCGCTCATCAAAATCGATTCCATCACGCCGATCACGTACTCGACGGTGTACGCGTCGAACACGGGCGAGAAGATGCGACACGACCTCAACCTGGTGCTCGAACGCATGGAGATATGACCTACCGTGAGGCCGAGCTCGCCGACCTGGACGCCCTGGTCGACCTCTCGCTGCGCGTGGCGGCGGGGAGTGCGGCCCAGGCCGGCGTCCGCGCCGACGCCGCGCACGTTCGCAGCTTCGTCGAGCTGGCGCTTCGCAATCCGCACGGGATCGGCGTCGTGGCCGAGGATGAAGGGGGCGTCGTCGGCCTTTGCGCGTTCTCCATCTACCCGCACATGCTCTCGGGCGAGCTCATCGCCGGCCAGTTGTGCTGGTGGGTCGACCCGGAGCATCGCGGGGCCTTGCGCGGGATTCGCCACTTGGAGGCCACGACCGCCGTGTGCGAGGCGAAGGGCGCGACGCTGATGCAGATCCAGAGTGCGGACTCGCAGATACACCGGGTGCTCGTCGGCCTGGGGTATCAGAAGGCCGACACGATTTACGAGAGGGTGTTATGCCAGGAATCAGCCCAGGAGTCTCCAAGCTCTTAGAGACAAAGAAGGACGACAACATGCCAGGAATCAGCGTAGGGGTTGCCACGCTTATCGCCGGGGCTGGCGCGACCGGGGCCGGGGTCACAGGGTCGATTCTCCAGAGTCGCTCCGAGCGGGGCGCTCGGGCCGACCAGCGGGCGACCGACCAGGCGGTCCTGGCGCAGCAACGCTCGCGCGACCAGGCCGCAGAGCGGCAGGTGTACCAGGACAATCTGCGCGAGGAACAGATCCTCAAGGCCGAGGAGGAAGAACGCGCTTACCGGCGCGGCATCACTGATCGGGAACAGGCCCGCATCGACGAGTACGAGGCGCGCCAGGTGCCCTATCGTCGCGCTCGCTCGGCCGCGCTCGGCCGACTCGGCGACATTCTCGGGATCGACTTCTCTGGACGCATCGCGGGTGAAGGCGGGCAGGGCCGAAGCCGGCCGGACATTGCCACGGTCGACGCGCGAGTCGCGGGCGTTGGTCGGCAAGCGGCCCTGGAAAGCGCGCAGGAAGGCGCGCAGGAGCGCCTCACGGCGGCCATCCCGCGACGACGCCTGGCGACGAGCCAATCGTACGACCCGGTTCTGCCACGCCGCACCTTGGGTGACGCCGTGGGCTATGGACGCCGTCGCCGGCCCTAAAGGACGACATTATGCCGTACGGAGTC